AGTATGGGTGTGTCTCTTTTATTCCGCACGGGCCTCCCCCCAATCCGTTTTCAGGTTAGGATTATCTTGTTGAAAAAACCAAAAAGGTCTAAGCCAGTTATAATTCAGGTCGCAATTTATTTTCAGAAAGTTTAATTATTATGGAACTTATCAGGAACTACGGCATATTATATATATAAGGTTTTTTGACAATTTTTTTATTGGTTGCTACTCGTGAACTATCCAGTTTATGCGTGGAATACTGGAAGTAGTAACCGCCTCATAATGAACAATGTACTATGAGGTATATGATTCAATTAAAATTTCTTAATCAAAAACAAACAGGAGTAAAACATGCAAAACGCATTAGAAATAGTAACTAACCCTAATAATATCATTGATGTTGAAACAGTAGATAAACCAATGCTAGTCAATTCTTTTGACATATCATTAGACCCGTTTACTGAGATACAGAAACTATCATTAAGTACAGAATACGGCGGAGCCTCTAAAGCTCATTCAATTCGTATGATGTTAAAAGGGAAAGATACTGAACTTGGTATTGTCAAAGAAAATTACCTATGTATTTCTAATAAAGAAATATCTGAGGTAGGGTCTGAAATTCGTACTGTATCTGGTATGCAGTGGGAATTACAGAAAGTATTCTTTGATGGTAAGGTATTCAGAGAAACTTGGCTATGTACAGATGGCGGTCTTCAATCAGAAGTTCCGGTAGTTGGTGATGTCGTAGGCTTGGTTATGGAAGTTATTAACAGTTATGATTCCAGTACTAGAGCGGGTATCTTATGCTATTTTATGAGACTTGAATGTCTCAATGGTATGAGGTCTAAAGCTCACCAGTTCGGATACTCATTTAGACATACTCTAAATAATGAGTTGGATTGGCAATCTGAGATTAATCAGTCAGTGTTACAACTTACTGGCAATAACCCCCAGTACATGCTAAACCAGTTTTCTGAGGCCTGCGGTAAATTACAGAAACCAATTGATTTTCAGGAATTGAAGGTAATTTCACAAAGTGATCAGTATCTAGGAAAGTTACCAACTCAGCAATACGGCCAGATAGTTAAGAACATGCTAACATCTAAGGACTATCCGCAAAGCGGAAACCAGTTTTCAGCATGGGACTTACTAAACTCTGGGACTGAGATACTATGGCACCAGAAAAAGATAACTCAGGGAGCTATCAAGAATAATGCTCTGGTAGTTGATGGACTTCTACAATACGGGAAAGATACATATGATGGCCCAGTTGTAGACCCTAATCAAACTGAGATGTTTCAATCATAAACAAACAAGAGATAGGGCCCCGAAAGGGGCCTGATTCTCTATTTTTTTTTATTTTATATATTTTTTTATTATTTGTGCACGCAAGTAGATTGTGCACGCAAGTAGTATTACCTATATTTATTAATATCTGTGCACGCAGGTAGATATGAGAATTAATTTTATTATATATTGTGCACGCACGCAGGTAGATGGCTCAAATCCTGTAAATATGGGCATATTCTGTAATATATAAGGGTTTATGTAAGTAAATAAGTATCCCTATATTTATACTATATTATATATATTTCAGAGTAGAACACAACCCCCATACACAACCCCCCAATAAAAAGATTAATTTATTTCATTTATTTTGGAACCTTTTTAAATAGTCTGCGTATAGTATATATAAACAAAATAATTAGGAGTTTTAAATATGTCAAATAATAATATGATAACCAGAAAATGGAGTAAACAAAACGTACAAGAAGTTTTAAAGTCTTTAAGAAGTGCAAAAACCAAAGAGGGAAAGAAGATATTTAGTGTCGTAAAAAAAGATAGTATTTATGAAGTCAAAGCCAACAAGGACAATCAATTAGTTTTTGGTGCTATGCTTGGAAGATTTGATTATCTAGTAACTTTTGATAAAAGATTATTTTCATAAAATAAAAAAACTTTGGGAAGTCGGGAACTTTTCCCGACTTCCTGAGTATAACAAGAAACAAACGGAGAAAAAAACAAATGTACACAACAGAAACAGCAACAACAAGAACAGCACTAGACAAATACAAACAGAATCTAAAAGTTGATTATAATAATATATGGAGCTATGAAACAAAAGTAGCAGAGATTGACCACACGAACAGAACCATAAAGCCTTTGGGATGGTGGTCTGTAACTACATCGAAGCACATAAATTATGTGGGTTCTGAGTATAACTACGAAGTACAGAAAACAAACTAAATTACAGAAATTAAAGGGGGTGTGTAATACATCCCCTTTAGGAGAAAGATATAAACTATCGTACTCAAGTATACTCAAGTACGATAAATAAAAATAAATGGGAACTTTTAAAAAACAATGTAGTATAATAAGTAATAGAGCCGATACAAGGTGAAAAGTAAATCTATGGAAATGTGTGAAAGACTCTAGCAGTAGAGTGTGCCAATTTAAGATTGGACAGAGCGTAAGGAATAGAGCCTTGTTGCCCCTCTTGACAATGGGTAAAGTGGTAGCCTAATAATCGAAGGTTCGACTCCTTCTCGGCTCACAAGATTAAGACAAGTTACACAAATGGAGTGAATAGTATGAAAAAACAAAGATACAAAAAAACAAGTACTTTAGATGTGGGAACTATGGTACAAGGTATGATTGGAGAAAATAATGTATCCAACCTATTTTTAAAGAATGGGTACATAGTTACGAGACCCGATGTAGATTTAGGAGTTGATATGGTTGTATGTAAGCCTAAGAAATGGGGGCAAAGAACACTACTAAATAAATGGAGATCTATACAAGTTAAGTATCATTCTAGGATGTCGGATACAACCTACGGACAATCTTTACGAGTGAAGATAACTCCCAATCATTGTGATTATATTGCAGTACCATTAGACGAACACACGAACAGAGTTATTTTCTACCCACAACCAAAAAATATGAAGGGCAAGGAATATGTGAGAGAGCTCGCTTTCTATGATTCAAGCAAGGCACAGAATAATGGCAACTTTCAGAATCAGAATAAACGAAGGTGGGCAAAAGATTTTTATGAATTGCCAAATTAAATTGGAACTTTTAATAAATGGTGTAGTTAAGTAGATAAACAAAGGAGTAAAAAAATGAAAAGATTTAAACATTTATCAAACAAAAAATTGGTAGAAGTAATTAATGATAGATATGCAAACGGACTAAATGATGATGATTATGTTGCAGAACTATGCAGAAGAAGGGATAGGCAAGGATTCCAAATTATTTCTAAGTGGGATACATACGAGATAATTGAAAATTAATTTGGAACTTTTCAATAATAGTGTAGTTAGATAAGTAAATAAGGGAGTAATACAATGAAACAAATAATCAAATCACTAAGGGAGTTGCAAAGCAGAGTGGACAAGAACACTCTTTGCGACCTTAACAAAGATTTTGAAAGAATCATTGACCAAATAAAAAAAGAGGGAGGTAAATAAGATGAGTAGTAAATACAACGGATGGACAAATTATGAGACTTGGAACTTTAATTTGTGGATAACAAACGAAGAGTCAGATCACGAGTACGCCTTAGAAATGGCCTTTGATTCTGAACACGAATACGAACTCAGCAAAAAGTTAGAAGAATGGGCGTGTTTTATGGCTAGTGATGTGCTGACATCATACGAGTACACACACGGCTTTATAAAAGATATGGTGAACAGCTCTATAAAGACGGTCAATTTCTATGAAGTGGCTGAACACCTGTGGGAGACACGACAAGAGGCAATACGAGAACACGATGGGGAGGAAGAGTAATGCATATGATAATAAGAAACATAGTCTATGCCAATTCTGAGAAGGAGGCACTTTCTGTGGCAAGGAATAACTTTGAGAACCTATGCGAAGGACAAAGACCATTTGATTACTACGATATGTTTGATGATGGTGGTAGTTCATATTGGGGAGACAGATGTCCTGAGATAGCCCTTTTAGATAGCCCTGAAGGTCGTAAAATGATAGTAGATGGGTGGAGTGCCACACTAAGGGATATGCGAGAGCATTTAAGAGAAATAAAAAAACTTACAGAAGGCAAGAAAGTTACAGAGATCATGCGAGATATCAGAAAAGATTGGCTTCAGTACCATTTTAAATCAGTAGGTGATTATTATGGAGAGAGTGTTTGGTTGTACGACCACGATGCAGAGGGTATCAAAGACAGAAATCATCTTAGCAAGGCAATTAGTAAATGGGACAATGATACACAGTACAAAGGTATGCAAGTTTATGTCGTACCTGCTGATGTGCATTATTAAAATAAATTGGAACTTATCAAGATAAGGAGCGTATATGCCATATCCAATGAAACAAAAGGAGAAACAAATGATAACAGAACAAGACATTCTATTTGACAACATCTATGAAGAGGTAGCCAAGAGATTGGATTGGGTTTTGGACGAGGTAATTGAGGAGATAGAAGATGATTGGGGGATAAATAAAGACATGATGATGAAGATAGTGGGAACATGGTCTGAGGGAGTGTCTAATCGTCTACCACTTACTGTTAAGGTGGACAAGAAAACAATGAACATGTTAAAGAAAGGAGTAGAGAATGTTAATAAGTGATTGCTGTGGGTATGAAGTGAAGTATCACAATATATGTTCTAGTTGTTTAGAACATGCCGAGCCGTACGAAGAAGAAGATATGCAAGAGTTAGAGGACGAATTGGAGAAAGAGGCTTTAGAGTGGGAAAGAAAAGATAGCGAGGAGGAGAAATAATGAGAACGATAGACCATTGGACGATTCAAGTTACTTGGAGCGATGGAGAGAAGGAATTTCTTGACTATGTTCCTGAGAGCAATCACATAGAGAGCTATTTAGATGCACTTCAAGAGGAGAGGTGCGAGAAATTAGACGATGAAGAGGAGGAGAGACTGATCAAGAGATTGGGCGAGATTGAAAGCGAACAGGTGGTTGCCTTTGGATTACATCGCATAAGTGGTGGATTTGTAAGGGCAGAACTTGACTATGTGGAAGACGACAAGATATATATTACCATAATAGATGGTGTGCAATCTGATTGTGAGAACAGGGTCAATGAGACACATTGTTCTCTTTGGAGAAACACGCTTGAATACACAGACTAAGGAGAGATCAATGGATAAGTTAAAAAAAGAAGTAGAACGGACATTGAAAGACTGCATAGATGCCATTCCCGAATACGAACTTTCAACTGAAGGTGGAAACTATATCAATGAGGGTTGGATAGAGGCATTGGAGTATGTATTGAATCACATAAAAATGAATGAAGAGGAGGAAGAATGACATCAAAAGAATATGAATTTATGAGAGAGCAGTTTCTTACAGAGACCTTGAAACTCTCAGATGCCAAACGAATTGAGTATACTGAAGGGAATCACGAGACCAATGTACTGTGGAACTTTGAACACATAGGCAAAACTTTGGGACTTACTCCCATGAAGGTGTTATCTGTATATTTACAGAAACATATTAGTAGTTTATTCAATTACTTAAAAACAGAAAAAGAATATGCAGAGAGCATTGAAGGTAGGATAATGGACATTATCAATTATCTTCTATTGCTCCTTTGCATAATAAGAAAAAAGAGAGAGGAAAAAAATGAGCAAGTTCATAAAAGTAATGGAACTGGTAAGACAAACGATACTGGGAAAGGAAACGATCTCTAAACCCGCAAGGAAAAAGAGAAAGTATAAGAAAAGAACAAAGAAGGTTAAATAATGGATATGATATACTACACATGGGAACTCTTTACAATGGATGAGAAGAACGCTTGGTGGCTGATGATGGTGGTATTCGCTTTGACTTGTATCACATTCATATACACCAATGTAAAGATGAGGGTGCACCTACAAAAGATAGAGGGAAGACAAAGTATTATTATGTCCGCCCTATATATAATGTCTGACAATAATGATGAGATACAGGATATGATTGAGTCCTATGAGGAGGAAGAGTGAAGAATACAAAAGAAGAATCACATTCTAAAGAGCGAATAGATTTTCAAAATCGCTATATTGATATGGTTGTACATACAAAGCCAATAGGAGACATAATAGAAGAGTATAAGTCAAAGATGAATAAAGATCTTTATGAACTGAGCGATGGTCAACTTATTATGATTGTTGAGAATAAGTGCATTGTTTCCAATGGGGTATATAATATATCTCAATGGAATCAATTTATTGAGTTTCGTAAGCATGTAGAGGAGGAAGAATGATACTCGTAGATCTATGGGAATGGGTAATAAACCTATTCGTCCTATCCATGAGTTTAGTAACACTAACAATGGTCATGTTTGTTCTTTGTTTGGTCATTTATACAGTACAGGATTGGAGAGGAAAGTGAAAGAATACATGGAGTTGCAGTTGGAAGTTCTAAAGTATGAACAGATGGTAGAACGAAGAGAAGAGAAGATAAAGAGATTACAGAGCGTAATCGCATCCCTAGACCCGAACGATTTACGCAGGTTCAGGTGTTGGCATTGCGATTGTGAACTGATCTGGGGTGGAGACCACGACATACAGGAAGTCATGCTAGACGAGGACAAGGAAGGTATCGCATCCAATTTTTCTTGTTCTAACTACGACTGCAACACCCATGTGGAAGTATACCATTTTAGCCAAGAGGAGGAATAGGCATGGTAAAGTATACCCATAACCATAAAACGCCGTTAGAGGCAAAGGTAATGCTCCTATTGGGTATGTGTGGAGCTAGGCCTTGCGAGTTTAGTTACCACGAATGGGGAGACAACAGAGCCTTGAGGTGGAAAGAGGGTAAGAGGATTGGTAAGAATGTCAGGGACTATGTGAAGATGGTCTTTGTTGGAGAACACGATCAGGTTCTGAGATTCGCTGAATTTATGTATCGAGACCGATTAGACAAGCGATGTTACAAATATATTATCGCCCCTCTAAAAAATTAATTTGGAACTTTTTGAAACTTAGAGCGTATAAGAGGAAACGGCACACAAAAAAAGTGCCACAAACAAAAAAGGAGATGTGTAATGGACAACTATAAAGAAACATTGGGTAAGCTTGAACGTGCTTGGTGGGTTGCCAATGATAGAGTTAGAGAGTTTAGTAACAATGGAGGTTTAAATTCTGTTGGAACTGATTTTCTTGCTATTAGGAATAGCATTACAGATGTGATGCTAGAGCTATGGAAAGAAGGGAAACCAATGGAGAGGGTGTGGAAGGTTGAAGATGAATACACACTGGCAGATTCAAGTTACGAAGATGAGTGTCATTACATTATTAAAAACCATAAGGATTGGAAGACCTTAGGTAGATAACTAAACTGGGGCGGGGCAACCCGCCCCTATAAGCAAAGGACATAATATGAAAATGTATCATTGGACAATAACATCAAGTGGATTTGTAGAAGCACACTCACTTGGAGAAGCTGAGGAGCTTTTGAAAGAGAACGCTATTGGGTACATCATAGATGATGAGAAGTACTGGGAGATAAAAGTAGATCCTCAGTATGAAGATGAGTCGGAAGACGAAGAAGAGGAGGAGGAGGCCTAATCACGGTCTTGCAATTCATGGCAGATACCCCTACCTTTATATTGTTAAGGATTTTAGTGGCATAGAATACTGACAATCAATAACTTGCGGGGTAGTTGATGTTAAAAAGATGTGGAAAATGCAAACAGAAAAAACAAACTGAGGAGTTCTATGTCAATCGAGCCAAGAGGGATGGGAGACAAGCGTGTTGTATATCCTGTCAAAAGAAATATCATAATAATAAATGGTATATAAAAAATAAAAAACAACTAATAGAAAAGAATTATACAAGAAAGAAAAAAATGAGAAGAGCAAACTTTAAAAAGATATTACAGATGTACTTTGCGAAAGGGTGTGTTGATTGTAGTACGAAAGATGCACGGGTTTTAGAGTTTGACCATGTTACAGGAGTTAAGCGAAATGTGAAGCATCAAAAGGGTGCAGGGGTAGGATACCTTGTACGCAACGGATATAAGTGGAGTACTATTAAGCGAGAGATAGAGAAGTGTGTGGTCAGATGTCGTAACTGTCATCAGATAAAAACAGCAAATGATTTTAATTACAATGCAGACGTTCAAGATATTTTAGAAAAACATCAAAAAAAGATGGAACTTAATGAACCCGATCAGCGTTACAGGTGTATAATATGAAACAAACTACATTTAATAAAGAACTTCAAGATAAGCTTGAGACACGTTATGAGTACCACGGTTTCAATGGTGAAAAACACATAAAGGTACCTATAATGTATGACCCCGACACAGGATTCACATACGACATTGGAGACATATACGACATAAAAGGAGACGATGATGTTCATGGTATTGAGCAAGTTAAAGTACAAGATAAATAAAGACATTGAACGAATAGAAGAACACTGGGAGAGTAACCCTAGCAACGATTATTATTTTGCAGAGATATGTGGATTAAGGAGTGCCTTAGACCATATAGCAAGAGCAGAGTCAGAAGAGTTGACAGAGTTAGATAAGTGGGCTTCAAAACAACAAGGAAAGGAAAGAGATGAACTTACAACTAGGAACAGGGCAAGAGGTTAATATACATAAAGTAGAGTCTGTAGAGGTGGAGGAGACTATCGAGCTAGACTCTGTAAACACTCATAATAAATACTTTAGAACGATGTACGTTAAAATAGAGTCAGGTGAGACCATTGAGATTACACTATTCTCTAAGGACAAAGACGTACTAGAGTACAAGGATTAGTTAATGACACGGGGCAGGCATAAGGTCGGTTTTCACAACTCCATTTGTTTCCGACCTACCCACAACTACACATCGTGCTTGCCCCGTCCTCCCTACATACTAAAGGAATTGAAATGCTAGACATACAAAAGATATATCACGATTGGCTGAGGAAGGGAAACGACCTTCATTACAAGAAGAGATATCAGGGTAATGAGAAATGGTTTCATGGTTCAGCTTCGGGGATGTGCATGCGGAAACATTATTTTCAGCACGTTGCAGATGTAGAACCTAAACAAATAGATGATGGTACCCTGAGATTGTTCAGGCTTGGCGATTTGGTACACAACGATATTCAGGAAGCACTGATAGATTATGCAACTCTTAATGGTTCTCAGATAATGATAGAACGAGAGATACAAATACCCGACATAAATGTCAGGGGATTTCTTGATGTGATTATTGTAGAGGACGATGCCCTATACGATATCAAGACCTGTAATGCTTGGAAATGGAAAGGTTTGTTTGGTAGAAATCCAGATCCAGATGCCCCAGTAAATTATAATTTTCAGTTAGGTACCTATGGTTTATGGTACGAAAAAGAATATGGGAACAAACTAAAGAAGTTGTCGTTACTATATTATAACAAAGACAATTCTAGGATGAAGGAGAAGATAATTCCAACGTCCTACATAGAAAAGGCAAGAATGTACTGGGAAGATGTAAACAAGAAATTTAAAAAAGGAAATCCTCCAATAGAGCTTGGCGTTGCACCTGTATATAAATGGGAATGTAATGTTAAGTACTGCAACTTTTATCAAGTGTGCGGTGGAGGGCTAAAAGAAAAAGGAGATGATCTGTGAAAAACAAAGATCAAGAAATAAAGAGACTAATTAGAACATATGAGGATTTATTTATTGCTTGTGCTACAAATATTCCTATGGAATTACTGATGTTGAGAGACCCTACAGATGCTAAAAGGACAATAAATACCACATTAGAAAAAGAGATAGACAAGCTTCGCTTTAGAGCTGTGGGGCTTAGGGATGAAATATACCCAAATGAAAAAGATACTTTTAGACTTCCAAGAATAAAAGACATTAAAAGAAAAAGTAAAGGAGAGTCAGAATGAGTGATCAACAACCCGACTGGGATAAGATAACCGAAGGTAAGATACGGCACGGTGTTGCCGTGGAGGCCTTTAGCAAGGGCATGAAACTTGATGCTGAGACCATGAAAGAAGTGGAGAAATGGGTTCAATTCATTATTCACGGATACGATGGCATCAAGGAAGTATTAGACCAAGCCAATGAAAGTAAAAAGCTTACCGATGATGAGGTAAAGGGTGCTGTAGTAGATAAGTTTGATGGAGAGGTGATAAAGGAAACGGACGAAGAGTATGTGAAAAATGCTATTGAAAAAGCAGTAAAGACATTGGGACAAAAGGACAAGAATAAAGTACTGTACCAATTAAAGCAAGGCAATATCACAGTTGACAACCTTGAATCATGCCTATCTAAAATAGAGGTAATGAAACACTTTTAAGTAATGGTAGACATTGGAGATGCATACTATCCTTCTGACGATGGTCAGTTTACAAAATCAGTGCCTTCTGGTAGGTACACAGCACGCATCATAGGAATGGACATATCTGAGAATGTCAAGTTTGGCAGGTATGTGGCAGATGTGTTCAAACCTGAATACGAAGTTGATGGAAAGGAACACCCTGAATATGAGTCATGTACTATAAAAGATAATGGCGTGTTTCGCTACAAGAAGGTAGATAATCACTTGTATGAGCATAGAAAGAACTGGGGCTTTGCCAAATTTCTTTCTATCATGCAACTCCGCAAGGATGAGGGCAAGGGTGGGCAACTACCCTTCCTTCATCTACCTGACATTAAGAACGCTATCGTCTTAATAGACGTGAGCATGAAGACGTTTTATAATGATCTTGACTCAGAGGTTAGATATCCAGTGGGTAGAACCATACAGTTAATCAAGTCTGCGGGAGTACCATTCTAATGGATATACTAACAGAAAGAGGGCAGAGGTCTTTGGCCTACGAAAGAGAGATGTTGGATAGGATACGTCATACCATGTGCAATAGGCATAAGAGCAACTCACATATAATAGAGACCAATAAGAACACAGATGCAAAAGTAGATGGCATGGTAGTGACTAATGATGAGCTCTCAGGAATCTTTGAATCCAAATGTCGAGACCTCAGTCTAATGGAGTTAAGACAATACGGGTCTTGGCTTGTGACATTTGATAAAATCATGGATGGTAAGCGACTTTCAGAAATGTTACGAGTTCCCTATCTTGGTTTTTTGTACCTGATTAAAGACAAGATAGTGATGTACTGGAAGATAACAGATTCAAAAGGGAACTTTTTATTTGACTTTGACGTAAGAAATACAAGGACACAAAAGACAATTAACGGAGGTAGCGTTATTAGAACCAATGCCTATCTTCCATTTAAGAAAGGAATAGAGTTGATATGAATAAATATATTTGCACTGCAAAGATAAAATATACAAGACAGGAAGTGGAGTTGCACATCAATGCACTAAAGATGGCATTGAGCAATCCTAACATAGTTAATTATCGTGGTAGGTATGAAGCTTTATTGAAGGATATGAAAAGAATTAACAACGAGATGCTTGATAAAGAGAACGATGCTATGCTGAACAGGGACAAAAAAGAACAGGCGGTAAAGTCTTCGGTAATTCAAAATGCGTAAGGCCACAAGAAAGAAGATTAAAGAGGGGTATGAAATGATAGAGTATCTATATGAGTGCCCAGAGTGTGACAAAACTCACTGGGATAATTCAAAGAGACTGTTTAAACGGTGTCCTAGATGTTTTGTAAAAAAAGTAAATAACAGAATGAGGCTTGCATTATGAAAAACCCAGAGAATGTGAGGCGTGGCAGAAGAGCACGTCAAAGAGGTGCAGAGTTGCAGAGACAGGCGGTACGCATGGCTAAGGAGGCAGACCTTGAGGCATACAACAGAGATAGAGGTGGAGCACAGCACGAACAAGGAGACATAGAAATTGAAGGCCATTACTACGGATGCAAAAGACGTACTCGTATAGCACAATGGCTTAAACCAGAGAAGCAAGAAGAAGGAGTGGTCATAAGAGAAGATAGAGGGAAACCCTACATCGTCTTGGATTATGAATACTTTATAAATTTATTATCTATTATGAAGGAAATGGCAAAAGATGACAAAGGATAAGACATTGAAAAAAAGAGGCATTATCGGAGTGTACAAAATGATGCTAAAGAATAACACGGTACAGCAAAATGGCCCTGCTTACCATAGAATGAGAGAATTGGAAAAAGAGTACATTAAAGAAACGAGATGGCTTAGGAGTAGGTTAAAGGATGATGATGAAATCACATTCGGTTGGCAAACTAAGAACCACAACTAGGCCATTTCATAAATAGGAGATCAGCATGTCTGAATACAAACAAAAAGACGGCAGTTTCAAACTGTGGAAGAACAAGTACAAAGAAGACGGCGACAAAAAGCCAGACTATACCGGTAACGGAATGGTCAGCGGAAAGAAGCAAGACTTTTCTTTGTGGATAAATGAGAACGATGACGGGGAAAGATACCTCTCTGGTCAGTTCAAAGACCCATACAAGAAGAAAGATAGCCCTTTCTAGTGCCTGTTTATAATAAGGGGGCTACGGCCCCCTTATTTAATACGTTTTAAATAGGCGATACTTATGTCGAATAATTTATTATATAGCGAAATACGGGAAGATAGAGGGGGTTTTTTACACCAATGTTTGAAATTTGTAGTAAGACAGGTAAAAGGTGCGGTCATTGTGGTTTTGCCACATATAATCCAGAAATAAGAGATTTTGATGGTGAGAAAAGAGAGTTTTGTGGCGTAGCTAGTAGTTATGATTCAAGAGTCTCTTCACTTCCAGAGTGTTGGTTGAAAATGTCAAAGAGCCAGCGGACAACTTATGCAAAGAATAAAAGAATAGAACTTCAAGGTTTACAGATAAGGGGTAAGTAATGGATATATTAGATGACTTCCCAATTCAAGAAAAGAATATGGAAGATGATAAGGTAAAAGAATTATTAGATTTAATAAGAGACCTACAAAATAAGGTCATTCCAAAAAAAGTGTATTGGGAAAAGCTAGGTGACTTCTGGACTAAGCATGGGTTTCCAGAATGGTCTGAAGAATGTTACGAGAGGATTAGGGGGTAAGCTTTTTCTTTGCCTTTCCAATAATTCTTTTTGTGATTTCGTCTACAGATATATCATCGTACAATAAAGGGTTTTCTGGAAAAGTCCTATTCCAATTTTTAATAAGCCTAGTAGCTCTTATGTCATCGCCTTCTATTATATAATCTAATATTTTTGAGCGAGTTAATCCTTTTCTGTATTTAACATACGATTTCTTTTGACCGGCTGGTTCTATTTGCTGTGCCAGTCTTCTAGGAACAGTACCAAATACAGGAGCAATGTATTTTGGAAGACGTTTTAGTGCACCAATACCACCATAATCCTTAATATTGTCATGGGTTCTTGACATAGCTGACCATATCTTATCAAAGTCTTGAACAAAAGCAGGCTTGCCTGCAAACTCTAAAGCCCTAATCGTATTTTCAGCGGCTACTACGTCCATAGCAATACCAAATGCACCTACGGATGCGAACCTATCAAGAACATCACCCCATGTCATCCTGTCTACCTTAACCAATGAGTTAAGCTTCCTATCTCCAAATGCTACATCTTTAATACCGCCGTAATCTAAAAAGTATTCATTCTCGTCATACACTTCTTCACCCGCATAAAACTCTGCTAATTTATCTCGTGCAAGAGAAACAAATTCACCTCCAAGCAACCCAGCAGAAGCCAAGCGTAGCATAGGAAATATATTTCCTCTCTTTAATTCATCTCCAAGCTGTCCTCTTATCCAGTTAAATTGTTTGTATCCAAATTTCTTAAACAAAAATAAAGGTCTAAACCTTGGGTCATTAAACACCAGTGGTTCTTGAAGTATATTTCTTTGTAATTGCGTATCCCTTGCAAACTGATACATGGACTCCGCTTTTTGACGGTCGGTTATCTTGTTAATGTCTAATATACCTAGGTCTCTTAAATTTTTCCTAGCCCAACTCTGCCTTGCTTTAAACCTCCCAGTTCCCTTGCCCTGTGCTATAGGTTGTAGCATATCTATCCATTCTTTAGCGGCCGCAGAAGAAACCAACTGGTTTATTTCATTTATCTTTTTAAATCCAGATAACCACGTTGCACCCTCAGCAAACTTATTAAAGAATGTATCACTAGGTTTTAGACCGGCCAAAGATTCATATAAAGATATATTTGTAACACCAGATTCTTTTATAAGCTTCCTGTATTCTGAAGATGTCATTAACTTATACATCCCCTTCACTACTGGGTAATAGCCAGCCTTAACAGCAGTAGATATTGATAACTGCGTAAGGTTTGGAACTGTAGCAAAACCAAGCCCTATCTTAGAGCCTATCTCAAAATCTACTATTTCGTTCCAGACCCTTCTAGCCGTGGGGCTTTTCCAGTTATGGGAGGGGTCAAGCTCTATGTTGTTGGTATAGATTTTATATATCTTATCAAGTACATTCGCCTCTTCTCTAAAAACCTTTCTTTGCTTGTCTGAGTATTTATTATTACTTCCCAGCTCACGCAATCCACTAATAGACTGTACCCAAAACTCACCCCTATTCCCAAACTGTTCAACACTTGAAACCCTTCTAGCCCATTGATGAGAGTATTTAGCAAGGACTAACCTAGCATCTGTTTCAAGCATGACTTCTGGTAAATCTTTTGCTTTTCTAGCTATTTCTAGGTTTTTAGCTACGTTATAATATTGAGTGTTTATTGTGCTATTTATTCTTTGAAAAGCTTTGGACATCCTTAAATCAAAATCTGGAATTTCCTGCCTAGTTGTGCCTTTTTTAACACCTGCTAGGGCATAGATAGCATTTAAAGATTTTTCAGACATCTTGCCGCTAGAGATTATATCTCCAACAACTTTTTGAAATTCTGGTTTATTATACATCGCATTTTCATTAAATAACTGAGGTTCTTTATTCCGTAATTTTGCTATGTCTCCAGAGAGTGCTTTTAAGTAATCCTCTTTTATGATTCTAGGAAAATAAAACTCTTCTTTAGGCCCAAGGTCTACACCTGCTTTCCTTGCTATATCCCACATATCATCAAGCGTTTTTCTATACTCTCTCACTTTTGGGTCGTTGGCAAAGTTAGGGTCTTGTAATTTCCTACCTAATTCAATAGCTTCTTGTGTGGCTTTTTCGTTTGCCTTGGTGCTAACGAGTTGTTTTGCTTTTGCCATACCAGAAGACTCAAGGCCTAATTCTGTAAATCTTCTACTCATTTGACCCAATAAAGTAAAGTATCTAAGGTCTGCATTATTTACTCTGTTTTGCACATCGGTAGAAAATTGAGTTTGCAATCTTTTTCCAGACCTGTCAAGAAATTTTATTTTATGGTAATCAGACAGTAGCTTATCGGGAACCATTGTTGTTTCCCAACCACTGCTCTTTATTCTCTCTCTCAACTTAATAACCCTAGTCTCGTGCCTCATCTGATTTAACATTTTAAGCTGTTCAACAGGTGTCATCTCTTTAACAATACGCTTTGGGTTTTGCCCTATTACTTTTTTGTCGCCCGTAACATATTTAGAGTTTGCCCTTTTGCTAAAAGTAGCATCGTTCATATTTAAGTTTTTCTTTATTTCAAAAATCCCATTTACTCTTCTCTTTGTAAGTTCTGCCGGGCTACCCTTGCCTCCCCTAGTAAAACCTTTTTGTTGAAAAGTACTAAATTTAATAGGGTTTAATTCTTTGCCAGTCTCAAAGTCTTTAAACTTCACTATGTCCTCAGTCAAGGTAGTCTTCTCTGTTCCAATGCCCGTTGTTTTTTGTTCTTTCTTAGTTGTCCTAGTGTCGAAACGAACATCTCTAACCTTTGCTCCATCCCTCGCAGTAAATACCTCATTGGGTTGTATTTTCATGTCGGTCTCAATCTGACCTAATATCCTAGCTCCCTCATCTAAACCAAGCTTTACATCCTTCTTAGCTTGTGTAATTTTTTTATACCCTTTAACTAGCTTGCCACTAGCATATCTTTGTGCACCTAGAGCCCCTATGACACCCGCCGCATGTGCATAGTCTTCAGGGGTAGGCAGTTCGCCCTCCATAATAGGTGCTATCGTACCAAATTCAGCAGTCTCTACAGCCTTAGCCGCTAGGGTTTGTGTAACAGGGCTCAATCCTTTTAACGCTGTTTTTACTACAGGGCCAGTAGCACCAGTGACAGCACCAAGAACAGCACCCTTAGATGCGTTTTTAATATTCATTAATAAATCAAACTCTTGCTCTGGGTCTGCTATTTGCCCAAGGCTTGATTGTAATCCACTATAGAATCCTAATTGAGTACCGCCTACAGTCGCCGCTTGGAACGCTTGATTTAATACCTTGGGTGCGGCAGTGTCAATTATATCACTGGCCTTCTTAGCACTCAGGCCATTCATAGCAAGTCTTCTTTTTGCTTCGTCAAGCGGATTAGTTGTTATTCTAGCAGGCATCCCCTTACCTTTTTTTGCAAGTGTTTTACCAGTACTAACAACTATATTTTCTCCCATAATAGATTTTACAAGATCATCACTGACAGCGACTCCCTTACCAACCCCTTTTTGTATGGCTTTTTTCACTGCGGCTTTTGTGGCTGATTTAGCGGCAAAGCCACCAATCCCACCGCCTGCTATCATCAATCCAATGTCTGCTGGCTGTAAAAAAGAAACAACAGTAGCACCAATATCTCCAAGAATACCGGGCTCATAACCCGAAAGGTCAAATCTAGCATCACCAGTTGCTACCTGTTCAGCTAATCCAGTAATGCTTTGATTGTACCCAGCTTTTACCCAGTCGGGTAGCCAGTCTCCGGGTATAAAACCATATAAATTTTCATCTTCTTTTGGTTTCTTAAAATCTGATTCCCTTTCTTTATAGGCGGCAAGAAAGGCATTTGGGTCAAAGAAATTATTGTCGTAACTAGAAGCTTCTTCTAAATAGTCACCTGTGTTTTGTAGCTTTTGAATAGAAGGATCATCAAGTTCACCTGATAAACCATTGATAAGATTTTCGTAATACGAATATTTACTCGTTGACTCAGGCATATCACACTATTCAAATAATTGAATAGGAAGTGGGACTGAACCGATCTCACCAACCGGATCAGCCATTGCCCCACCAATATTTAATATGTCCTGTATAGGGGTACTGCTTTTACCACCACTCAATTCAGCGTATATTTTTTCTAATTCACCTTCTTGTGGTAAAAAGCTCATTCCGGTACGGGGATCATACCGAGTTCCCATAACTCTATTACCCTTAAAGTTTCTTTGATATCCCCCTGAACGTAAATATTTCTTTAAATAATTTCTATACTTTTGTTTTGTCTTTCCATATTTTTGAGTATTAGGCATTGAGTCAATAGCAAGTTGCAAGTTAGCAACTATCGCATCTTCCCTTTCTAAAATCTTATTTGCCCTTGCCGGATTTAATTCAGGATTCTTTGCCAACACTGACTGCTCTTTGGATAAGGCCTTTAACACCTCATCATAATACTCTGGCGATTTTTCTTTTGTTGGTAATTTAAAAATTTTTGCTTCAGGGCCAATACCAAACTTAACTGAGCTTGTCTCTCCACGAGCTTTTTCTTCAGCTTTTTCCTTACCAGCCAAACTCATCCTCTCTCTAAGCGTAGGCTCAAGAGCTTTTTCATGTGCAAAGCTCTCTTTCTCTTTAAACCGATTAAAAGCTTCAATTTTCTGCTCTGCTGTTTTATACTCAGAGGAATCTTCTGGTGCAGATGCCAATATATACATAGCATTTATTCTGTCTTCATTATCGATTGCTTCAGTGACCGTTTCTGGCACCTCAACCACCTCGGCTGGATCGTAATCAGGCCTAGCAATATTAAAAGGCACCTCATTTCCGGCTGTTTCTGCCCACATCGCAGGTACCACTGTACCATCAGGCATCTTTATCATCTTAGCATCTTCACCTTCTTTTGGTTTAGGCGGTACAATTTTATATTGCGATTGAATATTATTCCTAATGGTAATATAATTTTTCAAGTCCCTATCAAGGCTTGTCACTTTACTAAGGTCGCCTCCTGTTAATTTCATTGTCTCCTTAATAGCCTCTGGTAACTGAAAATCCTCCCCCTTAGCCAGAGCTTCTTGCATTGCCCTAACGTCATAACCCATATCTCTATAAGCATCAATTAATTTTGTTTCTGTGTTTAGTATAACACTATTTACTTGAGAAAGCCTACTAGATACGTCTTTAGGCATAGAACGCATACCAGTTTTCTCTTGTTCTAAAAATATATTCCTTGCTTTTATAAAATCATCGTAATACAAAGGGTCTCTTTCTTTCAATTCATTAATTGCGTTAGGGGAAAAATCTTTCATTATTGGATTTGCATCGTAATAAGTACCTGTTGACGAAAGCTCTTTAAGTTTATCAATTTTTTCCCTACTAGAAACCAAATTATCAAATTGACTGTCCGCTAATGAACTATAATTTTGAGCTTCAGTTTCATAGCCAAAAGCCTTTGCTGTTTTTTGTTTAGCCCCATAGTCATATTTTGAAATCCCTTCCAATACATTATCATACTCGTTACGTTTTTTATCTTCAAGCCTATTCAATTCGGCTGTTTTTCTGTTGGCATCTGCTTGCTTTTGCCCTTCTATGTATTTTAAATTTTCAATTTTCTGCTGATCTACAGCACGCTCTTCCTGTCTTTGCCTGTATGCACGATTTTCCTCATACCTTTTCTCTTGAAGTTGTTGCCTACCAAGTGCTAATTGATTCTGTTGATACTGATTAAAATAATCAGGCAACCTATCTAAAAAGTCTGCAAGGGGATTGTCGTATTGGGCAGGGCCCATACGCTGTCTTCTACTATATATACTTCTAGGGCCGTTAGCCATTATATACCTGTTCAAAGTCTACATCAACCTTGCTATAGTCTACAACAAGGTATCCATTATTAGCTTCAAAGGATGCCCAAGGAACCTCTTGTGCCATGACACCCCGATACACGCCTTCACCATATTTCTTATCTTTATATTCAAAAGTATATATGTTGATACCACTATCGGACAAACCAACTAAATCAATGTTTTCTTTTAGGTTAACATCGCTTGTGTAATAATCATCGTCATAATCATAGTCGTCTCTTGGCCCGCCAGCTTGGCGAAGGTCTACCCATTGAGAACCATTCCATTCGTATTCTTTTCCTCCACGAGCATATGTATCACCAACATTAGGATTCTGAGGTGCATTGGTATGGAGATATTCACGAAACTCACCGCCACCAGCAACAATATCTGCCGCAGTTCCCATCACCTGTGACTGGTAAGATTTTTGTTCATCTTCTATCTCCCGTTCAAGAGACTTCTGTCCTTGTTCTACTATTTGAGATATAGCACTTTGCTGTGCACCAAAACCACCGCCAGCACTTGCTAATCCCTGACCAGCAGTCATGTTAAGCAAACTTTGACCAGCACCCTCCGTAGCCCTTGATATGCCAGTAGGGTCAAATCTTTGAAACAATGCTAACTGCTCAGGAGTAGCCTGTAAACCTTGTTGTTCTAAAATTTGCTCTGCTGTCAAACCACCTGTTTGCATGCCAATAAGACCACCATTTTCCATGCCGTATGACGGAGACCCTCCAAGAACTGTTAAGGGGCCTACTCCAACAGAGGCCATAGACGGACTTCCATAAGGAGACATTGGTAAATTAAAATAAGGACTAACAGCTTCAACTAATGAAGGATCCATGCTTGAACTAGAACCTCTTCTAAGTGAAAAGTCTGCAAGTGGGCCTAATTCTTGCCTTTGTAAATAACCCATTAAGGAGCCCGCTGACCTACTTGCTTCTTTTGCGGTTGCTTGAGCACCTTGTGCTGTACGAGCCGCATCTAATAATGCGTTCTCTTCTCCTAACGATATGGCATCTGGTAAACTTCTAAGATATGCCTTTTCACTAACACTCGGAGCTTGTGGTAAATTTGAAAAGTCTGGTAGGGAAACATCGAAATCAGGAACAGCAACATCTCCAAGAATTTCAGCTTCATTCAATGAAGGCATTTGTGAAATACCAAAAGTATTACCACCCGGACTATCAAGTCCTTTTAAAACAGTATCTGCTAAAGCAGAGCCAGCTATATTAGCAGGCAAACCACTAGACAAGAGCTCTCCGGAAGCAGTTGTTAGTGCCTTTCCAGAACCTAAACCTAGTTTTGCACCAGCTTTTCCAATAGCAGATGCACCTTCTCTTAATCTTGTTCCAATGGTACCTAACTTACCAGCCTCTGCGGCCCTGCCAGTTGCTCCGTAAATACCGCCACCGGGAGAAAATCCTGCGGTAGCCGCCGCTGTTAAACCAGAAACTAAAGCCCTTTCACCCATACCTCTCGTATAATCACGACTTGCCTGCTCTACATCTCTAAATGATTGTTGTCCAAATACAGTACCAGACCTATCAACACCCCTAGACTTACCAGCACCTAATCCCTCACCAGCCCTTCTACCTAAAGCTGTTCCTAGTCCAGATGCCAATACTAAACTTGCACCCCCTGTAACTGGTGCCAATGCCGCACCTAAAAGACCTCCAGCAATGCCACCAATACTACCAAATAGCCCGCCTTTCTTTTGTCTCTTAGCTTCTTTTCTTTGTGCTGACTCTAATCTTCTTTGGTCTTTTTGCATTTGCAATGCACGAGCCAATGCGGCTCCACCCGCTGTAGTCTGTCCGCCGGTCTGCATCATGTTCATAAGGTTAGGAGATTCACCCATATAATAACCGGTCATGTTCGGGCCAGACGATAGCGGTACATAGCCTTTTGATTTGTTAGAGTTGTAATCCATGGTGTGATTCCTTTGAATTTAATAAAACTTTTATCACAATATAAAGATTATATTGTTACAATAACCTTCCATACAGAAGTTATTATAAAATGTTTTTCACTGGTGATTATATTTGTGTTGTCTGCATTAAGTCCTATTTGAACCATCTCCCCAGCGGATATTTTTGGATTGGCAGTCCATTCGTTCTTGCTTATTGTGAAATTATTATCATCATTCCAAGAATCTGTAGCATCGTATGTGCACACAGTAGCTTCATCGTCTGCCGTTTCCTGATTTTTAATTCTTTCTATTGTGAAAACAATATCAGTGGCAGAGTTATCCATCTCAGGCAACCTAATCATTATTTTATGACAGGTCATGTCAAAAGGAGCTAAGAAGGAAGTCCTAGCCTCTGGAAAAGATGTTTGTTCTCCCGCACCATGCCAAGGTATATATATCTTTGTTCCGGGTAAGTCATCTGTAAAGTTGTGTATGAACATTCTATAGTCTACAAACGATGATCTGTACTCCAATCTTGATGCTGTAAACGTACCTTCCTCTTGTTTATTGCGACCTTCGTGCATATCAGAAGTCCACAGCTTGCCACGTTCTTTTCTGTATCTTGTAAGCACTCCACGATTTCTAAAGTACAAAACCTCCTCACCCTCTCTCATGGACTGCACAGAGGGCTGCTCTCTTACAACTCTAATCTTATCCTGTTTTCTGTTGGCAATGAATCGAGTAGCCCTATCCATTAAGAACCTTTCTTGTAAAGGGTTCTATACTCTATTGCAATGTCGTTAATATATAACTTAACAGCAGTAGTGCTACTAGCAAATTTTAAAGAAACCTTATTGCAAGTCACCGGTGATGAAGGAGTAAGCTTTACCTTTGCCCAGTTAGATGCAGATGCACTAATAGTACCACTTAAAGCAGTGCTAGTACCGTCCTCTTCCAATAAAGTAAACATACTTGTCAATACAGCATCAGATTTATATGTTATATGTACAGCGTACACTTTTTTAACTTGATGTATGTCTCCAAAGCTTAACGCTTTTGTTGTGAATTGAGTAACTTGATTTGCTACCACAGTCCTATTTATTTGATAAAGGTCAACAGCACTGCCCGTATCGTGAGCAATTAACGTATTGTTGCTTTCTGTATCTACTGAATTTGTTAGCCCATCGTTTGTATCTGGAACAAAATCTCTTGAAAATGTAAAATTCCCTTTTTTCAAATCGCACATATATACATCACCAGAATTATCTAAGCTCTTAACAACAAAAGCCATAGACTCTTGCTCGTCATATATAATTCCTGTAGTGCCACCTACATGACTACCCCACTCACTATCACTAATTTTATTTTCTCTCAGATTAGTTATAGAGGATCCATTGTATAAATATAGACCCTGTTCATTGGCCCATATTACGCCATATTGGGTTCTTTTTACTGCTTCTGGGTGAGATACACCCTGATACCGTTTACTATCCTCCAAAAACCAATTACGGTCATCTCCGGCTATGTTAATAATATCTAAACTTTTATTCTTGTAAGCTAACAATCTATCTGCATACGCTTCTATTGCAACGTATACATCCGCATCGCCCTTAGCCGCTTCTATGAAATTGTTAGATGGAAAGGTGTCATACCTATTAGGCATAGAATACATGATTCTATCTGGGTAAGACTTTAATGTAGCATCTGCCTTTGTGTCTCCAGTGCTTTCATCTTTCATGGTCACATTGCACACAAACACTCTATTGTTTGCAACGACTGCATCTTTCCAATGTTCCCCAGAGTCACCCAATGCATTACTAAAGATACTGGAGCTAAAACCATTGATAACTTCGTAAGTAATAAAACCAAGTTCTGTAACTCTGAAATTAGCAGAGGCTGTTGCAGTAGGGCAGTTGTATGTTGAGCTACCTGCATCATGCCATACAGTGTAATCGTCTGAAAGCTTTGTCCTAGCACCTTTTGTAAGGTCAATGTCTACAAGCATAATAAACTCAGAATCATCACCTTGCTTTTTAATATATATCCTACCACCAGATATCCTAGGGTCGTATGGCCCCTTAGCACCGATGTTGATAGACAAAGCTTTAAACTCGTTTCCCTCTGAAACTGTGTGCGTATTTGTGTAAGCAAAGGGTAAAGATTCTTGATTGCCATCGTAAATAAAAGTAGATGCAAGCTCATAGGTTCCCGCTTCTATTACCCCATCTTGATCTGTCTCAGTTGCTATCGCTATCTCAAATCCAGTGCCAGCACTATTAGGATAAGCCGATACAGCCCCAGCAGTTCCTGAGCTGGTGGCAAGGTCATCTTCTGTTGGTCTTGCAAGGTCGTTATCCTTTGCAAAATAACCCATATAAGAATTATCATCATCAGATGCATTAACATTATCAAAATGTCTTCTCTGTATCCATCCATACCATTGAATTTTGCAATCATTTTTATCAACTACATCGCAACACCTTATAGAATCTTCTATCTTGTAATACTTAACTTGAGAGGCAATGTCGGTTGCTGATGAACGTAGGGTAATTGAACTTAACTCCCAGATACCAGAATTTATAGAAAGGGTATCTATTGTATGGTCTGCCGGGCTAGACAAAAGCAGTACCTTGCCTCCCATAGAGGCACCTACAAGAGTAGCCCCCCAGAAAACTTGCGGAGGACTTTCAATCGCAATAGGCATAGCCCTATCAAAAACAATATTATTGCCATTTGTGTCCACTACACGATAAATGCCTTGAGCCGCCCTGTCAATTCCATTTGCAGGAAAAGCACTGGCCGTCATGTGTACAAAAGTGCCAATAGGAAAAGAAGATGCAAGGTTTTGCTGAGCTCCACTAACTTTATATTCCAGTTCCCTTAACACGCTACCATTAGTTCTTGCTATAAAACCAGTAGCAGAACCTTCACTACTATCATCTCCAGCAATAGAACTGGTCTGTGAAACTGTAAGCAAATCCCTTTCAAAGTCAGTTTCAAAGTACCCTAAACCATATCCGGGCTGAACCGTTGCAACGCCAGTTGTAAAAGTCAATGTTTCATTTGTTACGCTACCTCCAGTAGTATCGACATCACTTCCTCCGGGGCCATCTCCCAATTCAAAAGAAGTACTGCTTGTCACAGACTTTACAAATGAATTAGAAGGGATACCCGTTCCGGAAACGGTCATGCCAAGAACGATTCTAGTGTTTGCATCATGTGCAATCGTTGGGTCGTTGTTAAAGTCGCAAGTAGCATCTGTAAAAGAAGTGGAGTAGGCGGCAACTTTGTTATTGGTACTGTCTGACATGCTATAGAATGGCTGTATACCGCCATACACATTAAACATTACAGCTCTAGCTTCACCAACTTCATTGTCAGCGATATCAGCAATGTCCTTAACGGTGTTTAACCCACCGCTAAAGTCATTTAATTGGTACAGTCTCTTAGGCACTACTTACCCTTGAATAATCCTTCTATAACATCCGTTACAACGTCTACCATCTTTTCAAAGAATATCTGTTCTTTGTCTTCGCTAACGAATGGGATGTCAATTTTCTTATTGATTGCACTAGCAATCTTTTCAGTCATCTCATCAGAGCCTAAGTGTTTTACTGCTTCTTCTTGCATTTTCTCAGCTTGTTCTTCAGCAAGCTTAATTAGCATTGATTTTATATTCATTATATAATCCTCATTATTGTGTTTACGATTATTGGTATACTGATTACAGCTACCGCACCAACTGTTTGTAATTTAGTTAGAGCAGTATCGTGACTAGCTACCTTTCCATTAAGTTTTTCTAAATGTTTTTCTATTCTATATAAAGTATTAAATATAGTTCGTTGCCTTTCATCAAACTTTACCATCATTGCAAATATGTCTTTATCGTCCTTCATTAGTGCTTTCCATTTATTCTGCTAAGCGAACCATCTATTCTGGATACTTGGTTGTCTAAATCATTGATTTCTTTAGTCAGGGCATCAAACTTTCTATCTAGCTTGTCGTCTGACTGATTCCATCTATTAATTAATTTTATACAGATAGATTCTAAATTCTCTAAAGTCTCTGATTGTCCTCTATTTTCTACTCTTAAACTTTCTAAAGATTCTTGTTGTGCTTCACTTTTCTTTGACAAAGACATCACTAAATAGACAAACATTACCCCAACTACGCCTATCATCCCTGCTTCGCCATATACCGCCATAAAATCCATAATCTATTTCCGCTTTTTCTTACCCCAACTAAATGGGTTTAAATTCAATTCCTTTTCGTAGAAGGCAACTTTCTCTGCCAACTCTTGTCTTTCAGACCTCTCTTCCACGATATGTTTGCTAAGTAAATCCCCAATTTGTTCATCCGCAGTAGCCACTTTATTTTCCAACGCTTTAATCCTACTTTCAATTTGCCAGTAACCATAAACCATAACGGCAACGAGAACACATCCCTGAGCAAGCCATTTAAGGTTAATAGAAACAATGGCATTATCATCAAGAACAGTAGCCCTATAACTTCGAGCGGTATCTGGCTTTTCACTCATTTCACCACATCTTCAAATTGATGATGCAACCAACACCAATTAGATTGCGTATATATTTTTCCATGATAATAGTGAACAACTGAATCAGCCCCCATTATCTCTATAAATACCGTATTTGTAACAGTATCCTGTGGTGTAATACTTATTCCGCTTACGCTCCACCCTTGACTGCACCCTCCTGTCATTATTATACACAACAGGATTCCCATAACTCGTACTAACAACTTCAAACCCTCCGTTCTTTACTCTTTTAATTATCATATTCATAGCACCATCCACCAAGCTATTGCAGTTTCTACCACAATATCAGCAAATGTATTGTATGCCCATTTCTTTTTGCTACCATAAGGTTTCCAATTCTCTATGTAATACTCAAATATTTCCCAAATAACGCCAATAATAAAAACACCCATCACACACCAAAAATTAGTCCATCCCCACCATTGAAATACTTTACATAAAAAAGCACCAGCCGCTAAATGATAAGCCGTCCATCCATCTAACTGACCTGTGTTGCTTTGCCAACTGACAAGTTTGTTTAAAGGACTTTGCATTTTACTTCTCCTCTTTAACCTTTCTGTTCTTCTTACCCTCTGTAGGCTATGCATACTGCCGTAGAGTCTGTGTGGTTTACAACGCCACTAAAATTGCCATATAGTATCTCACCCGGTATGAGGTTTACAAAGGCATCTATGTTGTCGCCTATATTAGACGTTACTTTAATCTTGAGAAACTCGGTCGTACCACTAGAGTCTTTACCTAATGCTTGTATAGCTACCCAAGAACCTGTATCGGGAGTTACAACAGTAGTGTCGTGCTGTCCAATTACATCAAAGCCATTTTGACCTATGAGCAGATTAGCCGCTTCTTTCTCAGTATACTTATAAAGACTCATTACTTAGAACCAAAGACCTTTGAGAAAAAACCTTTTTTCTTGCCCTTCTTACCTTTGCCCTTAATCTTTTTACCTTTTTTCTTTTTCTTCTTTATCTCTTCACTGTATGCCAGTTCTTCATACTGAACGGCGTTACTAGGAGTTGAGCTAATAAAAGAAAAAGCCATTAAGAAAGCCATTATCTTTTTCATATCTATACCTTTAAGTGTTTAGATACCTCTTCGGTACCACTCATTTGTGGAACTATCCTTGATAATAATTCCGATTTAGTTTCACTAGAATCATAAGAGACTCCACGCTTATCATAAAAATCTTGTATTTCTGCTTTGGTATTATCCATAGTAGGGTAATCTGATTGACTTGTAGCAACTCCATTGATTACATGATGCTCTCCTATTATCAACCTACCATGTCCATCACCATGCTTCTTTGCACATTCTGATACATAATATTCTTCTGCAACTTTAAAACTATTGCTTTTCTTTGCTATAGTTCCATCTACATCTATAAAGTAATCATAAGACGAAGGGTAAGCCAGAGTCTCTTTAGTTCCATCTGGATAAGTCTTTACACGAGTTACTCCCTTAGTTGTATTTCTATGGAGCCGTACACGATGACCCTGACTACACCTTCTTACAATCATTACTCTACTTCAGCCTCTTCTTCTTTTGACTTAGCAATAGACTCTTCCAACATACGAACAAATCCATCCTTGCTTACAGCGAGTTGCTGTTGGATAAAGTTGTTGCTATTTATCTTGTCATCGATATTCTTCAAATGTAAATACATCTGCTTTTGCTCGTCATTAAAGTCCTTATTAACGTCATATTCAACGTCATTAAGAGTTAGAATAACTGGCGGTTGTTTTTGTGTTTTAGCCATTATTGACTCCTTGTGTTAGTTAATTAATCTTTTTTACTATCTTCATACGCTTTCTTAACATCATCTGTCCATAATGCACCAGCTAGTGCTTTCAGTTCATCTGATTCACTACTTATATCAGCATCCGGTGATAATACTCTTCTACTATATTTGTAAGATAGTTCTTCACCATCTTCCATTATAGAGGTTTTGGTTCTTACATTAATGAATTTGTATTCACCTCTTATTTCGTAATCATCTTTAGATTGTTTTGTTAAAGCCATTATTTAACTCCTTGTTAGTTCCAGTATAGCATCTGCTATACAAAGTATGTTCCAGAAATTCTTATAAAAAATGATGAACTATCAGCCTGTGAGCATTGTACAGTTTCTTCAGTAGCATCATCTTTTGATGCAAAAAAAGCTATTTCTGTTGTTCCACCATTTACTTGAGCCATTAATTGTATTGTATCTGCTGAATAATTAAATGCTCTTAAAAATCCAATACTGCAAACACCTTCAGATGTGCTTGATGCAGAAGTGAATGGCAATCCAATTAGCTTTAAAGCACCACTTGCTGAACCTATGCTACTTGTACCGCACTCTGCTTCAAAGTGTACCACTCTTCCAATTTTTGTATATCTTCCATTTTGATTTGCACTCATAGTAAAATTATTACTACCATCTGAAAGCACTGGTGTCCAATCGCCTTCTTCGTAATCATCAAGAGTATTCGCATCTGAACTTGCATTTTGAGATGCTGGGAATTTTAATTGACCAGCGTTCAATTCTACAACTTGATTTGAGTCTATGGTCAGTGCATTAGTTGATGGCCCAGTTCTAAATATCATACTATCAGAGCCAGTAACTTGGATATTTCCTTTTACAGTTTGACTGGCATTCTCTTTAAATGAAATAATTGCATAGTCATCAGAGCTTCTTCCGTGTATGTCCAAGACAGTAGAAGTATCACCATTAGCTTTTATTGATAGTCTTGACGATGGTGTCATTCCAATCCCAACATTTCCTCCCTTAAAATGACTATCTCCATCTGCTGATAACAATACCATATCACTTGTACCAGCACTTCCTAACTCAAAGAAAGCATCGTCACCACTATCTGCACCAATTCTAAAACCTTGACCGCCATCAGATTGTAAACCTTTAACCCAGTCTCCGCCAGTAGCAGATGTTTTAATTGTTAGCTTGTGGTCTAAACTTGACGAAACTCCAATCCCGACATTTCCAGATTCAGTTAGCCTCATTAATTCAGTACCACCACTATCTGCTGTTCTATTGCAACCCCATACAAACTCTGTATCAGTCTGGCTGTTATTACTGTCAATGTTAAAATACATTGCTTCTGGAGTGTTTATCTTTCCATTGGTTAAACCACTAACTCCTAAAGTAATAGCAGAATTAAGACTTACATCCCCAGCAAAAGTAGCATTTCCAGATGTATTAATCTTTAATGAATCTGTACTGCCACCAGTTCTTAATACTAATTCATCTGATGTATTGGTAAAAATTGCACTTGTATCAGCATTTCCAGCATTGTTACGCATCCAAATTGCTTTATCATTGCTTAAATAATTATTACCAGCAAAGGTAGCATTTTGACTTGAGTCTAATTTTAAAACTTCAGACTGAGAAGCGTTCCCATCAGTAGTATAAAACAATAAAGAAGAACCATTTTCACTTGCTGACCATGTAGCATCTGTTAATGCTTCAATTCTTGCACCAACTGTTATAGTTGAAGAAGTGTCTTCTGCTCCAGCAAACTCTATAACCCCCAACCTATGACCAGATGCCATAACGGCACCATCATCACTAAAAAGTCTTAAATGCCCACCTGCATCCGATGCACTTGCACCTGAATCCTTTAACCATAATTGACCATCTATCTGCTCGTCGTATGTATAAGTGTTGCTACCTGAAACAGTTAAATCTCCTGATATAGTTACATCACCAGATATTGTACCACCTTCTAATGCGACATTTAATCTGTTGTTTGTAGCATCTAAGGCCATGCTTAGTGCTTCTTG